ATTGGGATACAATCATGTTATAAACGTGACGATGATCCTTTGAAACATTTTAATATTGTTTCATTATTTTCTATAATTCCATTGAGGAGCGTTGATGAGGGAACAGTTGGTATTCCTACTATGTTGAGTTTACCGTTAACTATAGATATTGTCAGAGAAGATTTTAAGAAGAGAGGTTTTCCCTTGTCAACCATTATTGACAGTAGATCAGTTTGTACACATCTAAATGAAGATCAGTTTGCTAGACTTGGTCAGTATGCTGGATCATTGAAAAAATATCCAGTACATATGGAATCATCATTCCATAAGAGTTCATTGTATGATGCTGCTATAAGATTTCATGATGGTGCATTAATCTACAGTATACCAAAATTGCATCCATTTGTTTCAAATGGTGTTTATGTAGATTCAATGTTAGCTGCTGTTCGTCAAATGACAGAAGTTGGTGAACCAGTTTATGAACAACCTTTTTTAGAGGCATCTCATTTAGTTTTTAAACATATTATGAGTAAGTTGCAAGAATATGATTTAAATACTATTAAACCACTTACTATTGAAGAGACTATTAGAGGGACAGCTAGAATGAATCCTTTGAATTTGAAAGCTTCATGTGGTTTTGGTATGTCTGGTATGAAGAAGTACGATATTGTATGTGGTTCATATGATCAACCAATGTTTACAGCGGACTATGCCTATAAATTCGCAGAAACATTAACAGATATGGATACATATGGTTACACATTTAATATTGCTGTTGCATCCTTAAAAGATGAGATCGTTAAACAAACAAAAATTGATGATGGTTTAGAGCGCGTATTTTTTGCAGGAAACGTTCATTTTTTGAATGCTTGTAGAATGTATTTAGGTCCTCTTATGGATGTTTTTATGGCAAGGAGAAATGTGTTATTTGGGCAAATTGGTATGAATGCAATTGGTTCGGAATTTTCAGAACGGTTGATGCATATGTATGATCTTATTGAAAATAATCATGATGATATAAATTCATTTCTTAAAAATGAAGGATGGATGGATACTGATTATGATAAGTATGATAAACGATTACTTGTTTTACGATATGGTGTTTATGTGGTGTGGTTAATTTTTCAAAAATGTCCACACTATATGAATCCTGAAAATATCAAAGATTTGAAGAGAGTTAAAACATTACTTAAAGCTTTCAGTCAATATATCATGATTATAGGGAGTGATGTATTTATAATGCATAATAAAATGCCTTCTGGTGTTTTTGGCACTGCTTGGATTAATTGTATTTGTGAGTGCATTTTAGAAGTTTTACAATTTTACTTCTGTTTCTATATTTCTAAAATTGATGAGAAAGATCTTCCTATAGATTTTGTTTCATTTGGTACTACTTTTGTTGATTTTTTCAAAGTAGTTTCACTTATAAATTATGGTGATGATAATTTAAAATATGTACATAAAGATTGGCGTTTTGTGTACACTAAAGAAAAAATTGAAAGCTTTGCTGCTGCTTTCTGCGTCATAATAACTGCAGCTAATAAAGGTGAAGATATACATTTTAAATGTATACAAGAGATTACTTTTCTCAAAAGAACACCGACATGGTGTTCCATGTCAAATGTTTTAATGGGAAAATTATCTCTTAACTCCATAACCAGATCACTCTGTTTTTCAGATTCAGATGATCCAAATTGGGAGAGAGATGTGAAGGATCAAGCATTACGTGAATTATCTTTTCATGATTTTGAAATCTACCGCTTATATAATGAGATTTTTTACAAGCGAGATGTAGATTTTACAAATCAATGGGAACATAGATGTAAAGCTATTCAAATGACTCAGTATGATTTTCGTACAGAAGATTTTCTTGAAGGAGAATTTTGTGATACAGAATATACTGGGAATTCACATTATGCCGTGTCAGGGCATTACAAAACAAACGATGAAATAATTATTAATTAGTCAGCGTTTGTCTGACGTAATTAATATTTTTTTAGACGTTCGTCTGGATCAAAT